TGGGACGCGCAGCCGCAGGAGGCGGCGCGACTGCGCCCGGAGTACGCGGACGCGGTTGTCTATCTGCCCAGCGTCAACCCCGGTGCACTGCTGAACGGGGTAGCGTTGACGCAAGGCGCGCCGCTGGCGATTACGAACGGCGGCATTGCCGTTGCGCAGCAACAGCGCGCGAAAGTCAACCATTCGGTCACGAAGCTGCCGAACAGCGCGCCGAACGTGACGATGTTCATGGTCGTCGCCAACGGCGCGGCCTACAACAATACAGCCTCCGACAGGGGGTGCTTAGGTGTTGACAGCGGCGGCACGTTTCTCGGCTATCAGTCATGGATGGGCGGGCTGACTTTCACGGCCGGCGTCTACTACTCGCCCGACTACACGGGGGCCATCTCCACGGACGCGGCCGCCGTGCGCCAGGGCCACGTGCAGTGCGTCGTCGCGACCTATGTGCGCAACGACATGCTGCGCATCTATGTGGACGGCACCCTGTACGGCAGCGTTGCGGCTGGCAATTACGACTGCGGGCTCAACCCTGGTGGCGCCAATGCCTGGGCAGCCGGAAACTCGACAACGCCCCTCACGGGCTCGCTGCTGTGCGGCGGCGTGATGGCGAGGGCTTTGTCGGACACCGACGCGCGCGACCTCTCGCTGCGGGGGTTCGGTGCGTTGTTCGAGCCCCGNNCGCATCCACGTGCCTGTGGCGGCGGGTGGCGGAGGCACTACTGTCGCCCTCTCAGGTATTTCCGCTACCTTCGCCCAAACAGCCCCGGCTGTTTCCTCTGCAACCCCTTTAGTGGGGGAGAGTGTTACTGCCAATGCTGGGATTTTGCTACCGGCTTTTTCTCGCTCTCTATCCGGCCAAGCCGGAACAGCCTTCGCGGGAACCCTTAACACAAGCACTTCCCGCGCCCTTTCCGGCCAAAGTGCGGCTTTCACAGCGGGCTCTGTTATTCCCTCCGTGGCCATTGCTGCGATTGGGCTACAAGCGACTTTTGCTTCCGGCACCTTAACAGCTTCTAGTTCCAGCGGCACTACTGTCAATCTCGTTGGGGAGCCTGTAGCTTTTGCCCAGACAGCGCCTTCTGTCAATGTTACTATCGCCCTAACCGGCATCGCGGCAACAATGGCCTCGGGCCTACTTTCCGCTTCCAGTGGAACCGCTATCATTACAGTAAAAGCCGGTTCCTGGCTGCGTTACAAAAAACTCCAATGAGCGCCCTTTACCCAAATCTCGGTGATAGCCGAATCACCCCTATTTGGCAGCCGCAGCCTGGGCCGCAGACGGATTTGGTCACGTGCCCGGTTTTTGAAGTATTCTACGGGGGTGCCCGTGGAGGTGGGAAAACGGAAGCCTCCATCGGGGACTGGTTTCTCCATAGCGGCCAGTGGGGCGAGCGGGCTGCGGGTCTTTTCGTCCGTCGAAAACTGACCCAGCTTTCCGATGCCATCAAACGCTTTCGGCGGTATGGGGCCAAAATCGGCGCGAAGTGGCATGAGCAGAAAAAAGAACTCACCATGCCCAATGGGGCGGTTTTGAAGTTCGCCTACCTCGAACGGGATGAGGATGCTGAAGAATACCAAGGCCATGAATACACCCGGATCTATGTGGAAGAGGTGACGAATTTCCCCTTCCCTGATCCGATCATGAAGCTGAAGGGTTCCTGCCGGTCGAGTGCGGGCATTCCCTGCGGCATCCGGCTGACGGGGAACCCCGGCGGTCCTGGGCATCATTGGGTAAAAGCGCGCTACATCGACCCCGCGCCGAAGGGTTATCTCGTCATTGAGCAGCTGGAAAAGATCGAAATCGAAGATGGCATCTTTGTCGAGAGCATCATCGACCGGGTTTTTATCCCTGCAAAACTAAAAGACAATAAAGAGCTTTTGAGGAATGACCCGGGGTATGTCCAACGCCTGCGGGAGACGGGCAGCGCCGCTCTCGTCAAAGCCTGGCTTGAAGGGGATTGGGACGGGGTTGATGGGACATTCTTTAGCGAATTTTCCGAAGAAAAGCACGTTCTTCGGGGCGTCCTCCAGCTTCCCGCCCATTGGACAAAATTCCGTGCGATGGACTGGGGCTCGGCTGCGCCCTTCAGCGTTGGCTGGTATGCTGTGAGCGATGGGGAAATCCTCGCCCCCCGCGGCGCCCTCATCAAATACGCCGAATGGTATGGCTGGAACGGGCAGCCCAACAAGGGCCTGAAAATGTCCGCCGATAGCGTTGCGCGGGGGATTATCAACCGGGAAAAAGACATGAAGCAGCGTCTAAGCTATGGCGTGGCGGACCCGTCGATTTTTTCCAACAACGGCGGTCCTTCGATTGCGGAAATGATGATGATTGCCGGGTGCGGGTGGATTAGAGGAGACAACGCCCGCCAAGCGGGGTGGGAGCAGATGCGCAAGCGTCTCGCAGCTGATGAGCCTTTGCTCCTTTTCCACGAAAGCTGCGAGCACACTATCCGAACCCTGCCCTACCTCCAGCATGACGAGAAAAACCCCGAAGACCTCGACACCGATGCGGAGGATCACGCCGTGGATGAAACCCGCTATGCTGTAATGTCCCGTCCGACGCTGAGGGACAAACCAAAAGTCTCCGAAACCGACTTGACAAAGGCCCGGGCGATGCCCACAATCAATGAATTGCTGGCTGGGTCCATCAAAGCCCGGCAGATGGAAGAACAGAGGTATTAAAATGGCTGAAGAGCAAATGGCTGAGAATGAAACCTCGGAAGAGGGGCGGTATTCCGATGAGGACTACAAAAAGGCGAAGGGCTACCTCGCCCAGGTTCTTGCGCGGGAGCAGAAGTTTAAAGAAACCTGGTGGAAACGGGCGGAGCAGTCGGAAAAGCTCTATTCCCAGCCTTCCGGCACGGAAGGGGAGAAGTACAAGTCGGTTTATAACATCCTCTACTCCAACACTGAGGTGCTCGCCCCGAGCCTTTACAGTGCTACCGCGAAGCCCGATATTCGCACGCGCTTCAAAGACGCCAAACTCAAGCCCACCCCAGAGGTGATTGAGCGTTTTCTCACTCTCTACACCGATAGCGCCGCCGTTGGACAGGAATCCTTTGATGATGCCGTAAAAGATGCTGTCCTTTCCAGCCTCACAGCTGCAATGGGCTGCCTCCGCTTGCGCCTTTACGAAGACCAAGAATTCCCCCTCCAAACGGAAAGCGTCGGCTACCGGAATTTCATTTGGGGCTACGCCAAAAAGTGGGCGCGAGTCCCTTGGGTTGCTTTCAAACACGAACTCTCCAAAGAAGAGTTCAAAAAGCAGTTCAAAATTGAAGATGAGGACTTCTCCACCGGCTTCAAATCCGTAACCGAAGTCGAAGGCAGTGAAAAACGGGCAGATTGTGTCGTCTACGAATTCTGGCACAAGGCTTCGCAGACGGTTTGGTTTGTTTCTGAAGACTGGACGGAGTGCCTTCTTCAACAAACGGATGATCCCCTTCAGTTAAGGGGCTTCTTCCCCACCCCCGGTTTGCTGCTGCTGACGTTGAAGCCAGGAGAGTTGGAGCCGATTCCCCTTTATTGGTATTACCAAAACCAGGCCGAAGAACTCAACCGGGTTACCTACCGGCTGAATAAAGTCCTCTCCGCGATTCGTGTGAGAGGGGCTTACAACAGCCTGCTTTCCGATGATTTGCAGAAAATCCTCGCTGACACGGAAACGGAGAATGCCCTCGTTCCCGCAGGGGAAAGCCTCGCCCTGACCCAGGGTGGCGGGTTTGAGAAGAATATTTGGCTTCTGCCCCTCGATAAGCTGGTAGCGACGGCTGAAAGCCTCTACCGCGCGCGGGAGGCCATCAAACAAGTCATCTACGAACTAACCGGCATTAGCGACATCATCCGCGGCTCGAATGTGGCTTCAGAAACCGCTACTGCGACGCAGACGAAGGATAAATGGGGCTTCCTTCGCCTTCGGAAGATGCAAACCGTTGTGGCGAATTACATTCGGGACTTGTTCCGCCTTGCGGTGGATGCGGGCTCGACCCAACTTCCAGCAGAGACTTGGAAGCGGTTGGTCCAACTTCCGATTCCGTTGGAGCAGGAAAAAGCCCTCGCCCAGCAACAGCTCCAATTCATGCAACAACAGGCCCAAGAGCGGCAGATGATGGCCCAACAACTTCCGCCCGAAGCTGCGGGGCAAATCCCCCCTCCCAAACCGCCCCCGCCGGAGTTGCTTGCACAGGCTCAAAGCCCATCAATGGAGGAAATCCTCCAGCAAATCGCTTCGGATGCTGGCCGAACCTTCACCATTAACATTCAGACCTCCTCCACCATTGACCTCGACACTGCCCAGGACAAAACTGAAGTCTCGGAATTCATGAACGCCCTCGGCCAAATGCTGGCCGGCCTACAACCCCTCATGGCCTTTGGCCCGCCTGGGGTAGAAACGGTCAAAGCCCTTCTCGTGGCCGTGTGCCAACGCTTCAAATTCGGTCTTCCGGTGGTGGATATTATCGAAACGATCAAACCCCCGCCTCCGCCCCAGCCGCCTCCGCCCGACCCCGCGAAGATGGCCGAAGTTGAGGTGAAAAAGGTCGAGGGCCAAATGCGCATGCAGGAAATGCAGGCCAAACAACAGCTTATGCAAGCCGAAACCGCCAACAAACTCCAGCTCATGCAGGCCGAGTTGGAAATGCAAAAACAAGAACTCGCTCTCAAGGCCCAAGAACTCCAAATGAAAGAACGAGAACTCCTGCGTAAGGAACAAATCGCGGTTGCACAACATCAACGTGACCTCTTGACACCGAAACCCGCGCCTGCTACAGTGCCGGCGAGAAAGTCCCAAAATGCCGCAGTACGACGTTGAATGCACGGAATGTCGCCTTCGGGCGGTCGTTTTCCGAAAAATCGAAGAGCGCGACATGCTCCCGGTTTGCGGCTGCGGGGGAAAGGTGCAGCGCATCCTCACCGCGCCGAGGTTGGCTGGGGTGAATTTCAAGCCCTTCATCTCCCCCGGAACCGGTGAAATGGTGGAATCCCCTACAAAATGGAAAGAAGACCTCCGCAAGAGCGGGGCCATCCCTTACGAAAAAGGCATGCGAGAGGATATCGCCCGGAACAGGGCCTATGAGCAAGAAAAAGCCTTTCGCCCGATTGAGAAAGCTGTGGACGAAATCGTTCGGTCCCGGCTGGCTGTTGATAAACTGGAGATTTGACCATGCCTGCTGAAAATGAAAACATCGAATACGATGTCGAAGCCCTGGCCCGAGAGGTCACGGTGGGTCTTTTCCCCTCTGAAGGGGAAACCGCTTCGGAGGAAGTTGCCGAGCCGAAAGACCCCAACCCTGCCGCGCTTCCTGAGAATGCTTCCGATGACCCGCCCCCTGGGACTGCCGCCTTCGATACCATGCCGAAAGCCTGGAAGAAGGAAATGGAAGCCCATTGGGCGAAGCTCGACCCCGAAGTCCGCAAATACGTCAACACCCGCGAGGCGGATGTCTCTAGGGGGATTCAAATGTACCAGCAGGGCCATTCCTCGTGGAATAAGCTGCTGGAGCCGTATCAGCAGATTTTCCAAGCGTACCCGAATCTCGACCCGATTCAGCTTATGCAGGGGGTGCTGAATCAGCACCTGCAATTGGCCCGGGCGTCGCCCGAGCAAAAGAGGGAACTTGCTGCCCGCATGTTGAAGGCGTATGGGCTGGATTTCCCCGCTGCGCAGCAGATCGAGCCCCCTCAAACGAATGCCGAGCTTGAGGCCCTAAAGCAGCGCCTCGGCCAAGTCGAGGGGATGTGGCAAGCCGCCCAACGCGCTGCCCAGCAAACCTCCTACCAAAAAAGCCTGGAGGAAGTCAACGCCTTCTCCAGCGATCCCAAAAACGCCTTTTGGGATGAAGTCTCGGAGGATATTTTTGTCCTCCTGAAAAAAGGCGCGGCCAGCACCCTGCCCGAAGCCTACGAACTTGCTTGCCTGCGGAATCCCCAGGTGAGGGCGAAGATGCTACAGACGGCCAGCGCCCCCGCTGTGCCAGCAGCCCCGCCCAAAAGCAATTTCCCCAACATCAACGGAAACACGGTTGCGCCCAGGTCCAAAAAGATGACTATGGACGAAACCATTAGTTCCGTCATTTCTAAACACTATTCTCCTCATTAAGGACTTTTCAAAATGGTTTCTCCAAATGCAGTCTTCACGGAAATCGTTTCGACGACTTTCCGTAACCACTCGTCGGAAATCACCGACAACTTTACGAAGCATAATGCTCTTTACCGAAAGCTGGCGAAGGGCAACAAGGTTCGGAAAGAGTCGGGCGGTTATTCGATTGTCCAGCCTCTGGAATATGCGGCCAACGGCACCTATCAACGGTATAGTGGCTTTGATGTCCTGAACGTCTCGCAGAGTGATGTCTTCACCGCTGCGGAATTCAATTGGCGCCAAATCGCCATCAACGTCGTCTCCAGTGGTTATGAACTCCGGGTGAATGCTGGCCCTGAGCGGATTGCGAACCTCGCCAAGAGCCGCATCCGCAATGCCATCAACACCTTTGCGAATAACTTCTCGGCGGATATGTACGGGGATGGTACGCTGCCGAATCAGATTGATGGTTTGCAAAAGCTGGTGGCCGATACCGGCACGGGCACGGTTGGGGGCATTAACAGCTCCACTTGGCCGTTCTGGCAGAACGTGGTGCAATCGGCCGCTGCTCCGCTGCAAGGCGGTGGCGCTATCACCCCGTCGGGTACGGCTGGCGTGATGGAAAGCCTGATGATCCCCCTCCAAATGCGCCTCACTCGCGGGAATGACAAGCCCGATATGTGGGTTTCGTCGGATGACTATTTTGCCTTCTACGAGAACAGCCTCGTTGGGCAAAAGCGTTACGTCGATGAAAAAGAGGCGAACGGGGGTTTCATGGCCCTCCAGTTCAAGGGTGTTCCGGTGTTCTTCGACGGCGTGAGTGGCATGCCTGCCGCGCATATGTACGCGCTGAATACTAACTACATCGAACTGGTTGTCCACAGCGACGCCAACCTCACCGTCATGAGCGAAGCCAAGCCCTACAACCAAGATGCGGTTGTTGTGCCGATTCTCTGGATGGGCAATATGGTCGTCTCGAACCGCTCGCTGCAAGGCGTTCTCAAGGCTTAATTTTTTAAAGAGGTCACTAAAATGCGACTCGCTCCAACGGGTGCCGTTACCGGCTCTCTGCTGAATTTTGACGTTTCCGACGACTACACCATGACTGGTGGTGGGACTTCGGGCTATACCGGGATTGCCCCGGGGACCATCATCCAAGCCGCGTCTACTGATGGCGTCATCACCACCGCGAATGTCCCGAATTGGGGTGTTTGCGAGTTGATGTACGTTCTGAATACCAGCTCCACCACTTTCCTCCCGGGGAAGCTGGTCACTCTGGACAAGAACTTCGCCATTGCGGAACTTGCCTCGACGGCTAACCTCGGCCGGCCGGTTTATGTTACCCTGACTAACTTCAGCGCGGGGAATACCACCACGCAAGGGGGTTGGGTGCTGCGCCGGGGCGTTACTCCGGTGACGTTCTCCGTTGCGGCGACGGCCGGTTCGTTGTTTATCGGCACGGCTGGGAATGCTACGCCAACCCCGGCGGCCGGTAAACAAATCCTGAATGCCATCACCCTGATTGCTGCGTCGGGCTCCTTCACCCGAGGCGCTACCACCTCGACGGGCTCTAGCTTCGTCAAGATGGGCACCGTTGCAGGTGTTTTCGTGGGGCAGGCCATTAGCGGCACGGGCATTCCCGCGTCGTCGGTGGTTTCCTCGATTGACCCGGGCGGCCAGGGGGTGACGATTGGCGCTGCGGTTGGCACTCCAGTGCCGGCCACCGCTTCGGGCCAAATCACTGCCACCCTCACCCACACGGGTTATGGGATTGTGCACATTGATTGCCCCTTCGCGCAGGGTCAAATCACCTAATAGGGCGTTCGGGGAAGAGGGTGCGGCTGCCCGCCGCAGTCTCCCGGTTAGGGCAGACGCCTAGAAAGCCTTCTTCCCCATTTTTCAGGAGATTTGCATGAGCACTGTGGATAATGAGCGTCCGCCTTATGTGGCTTTCGAGACGCGCGCAGTTGAAGACCGAGCGGCCTCGGTGGCCCAGGGGCATTATGTTGCAAAGGATGTGATCTTTGTGACTGTCACTCGGCCTGGAAGCCGGGATACCAGCGATTTCGTTGCGGAAGAATGGCTCAAACGGATGCAGCAGCAGGCGCAAAACGGGACCATCCCTCCGACTTGGGTTGATGCCTTCCATCAACGGTTTGAAGCGTTCAAAAAGAACGAAACCCTCCCTGAAGAGGGGACTCCGATTAAAGGCTGGCAACTAGCCTCCCCTGCGGTGCAGCAGACGCTCCTTCAGGCGGGGTTTCGCACAGTTGAAGAACTGGCCACCGCTGGCGATGCTGAAATCCGTGGCATCGGCACGGGGGCGATTACCTTCCGGGAAAAGGCCCGGGCTTGGCTAGACGAGGCCAAGACGAAGGGTGTTTCTGCGGAAAAGATTGCGGATCTAACGCAAAAAATTGCAGACCTCACTGACCTGACCCAGCGGTTGCTGGATGAGAATAAGGCCCTTCGAGAAAAGGTTGAGGCGGGCGAGTCGAAAGATGTTGCTGCCCCCTCCCGCCCAATGCCCCTCGTCCGCCCTGCTCTGATGCAAAAGGCTTAACATGGGAACCCTCTCAGTTCTTCAGATTGTCCAAGAATTCTGCGGGCTGCGGGGGCTCCCCGTGCCTTCGGCGCTTGTGGGGTCGAATGAAACCTCTGTGGTGCAGTATCGGGCGATTTTGAATGCCGTTCTGCGGGAAGCGGCGGAGAAGCCTTGGCCGGAAACGAAGGTGAGGGGGACGTTTACGACGGTAGCGACGGCCAACCAAGGGGTGCTTTCGACCCTTTTTCCGGGCTTTAGCTCTTTGGTGAAGGATACTTTTTGGCTAGACAGCGAAACCCTTCCAGTGCAGGGGCCACTGACGGATGCGACCTGGGCAACGCTGACGGCACTCGACATTAGCGGCCCGCCCTACAGTTATTGGTTGAGTGGGGGCGACCTCTATTTGACCCCTACACCTCCCGCGGGTTTGACGGCCTCTGCAATTTACCACACGGATTGGAAGTATTTCGCCGGCGCCAGCCCCCAACAGTCCATCACCCTCGACTCCAACACCTGCGTCGTCCCCGATGACGTAATGCTCGCCGGTTTCGAGGCGATTTGGCTCCAGAAAAAGGGGCTCTCTTGGCAAGCTGCGTGGAATGACTTCCAAAGCAAGCTTGCCCATTCCCTCGCGCCGACGCAGCCGACATTGCAACTTGACGCCCCTCCCAATCTCACCCGCCCGAGCATCTACATTCCCCCCGGTAACTGGAAAATCCCATGAGACTTTTCGCCGAACCCAAGGCCGATCAAGCCCGCATCGCCCGGCTTCCGCCCCCTGTTGGGGGCTTTACTACATCCAAGCCTTTCATGCAGATGAAGCCGCTTTCGGCGGTGCTGATGGAGAATTTCTATCCGTTCCCCGATCGGCTGGAAATGCGGCAGGGTTATAGCAGCCATGCGACGGGCTTCAGCGAGATTCCCCTTCGGCTGTGGAATTACGCTAGTGGGGCGAACCCTGAACGCCTCTTCGCCACGACGGACGATGGGATTTATGATATCAGCAGCCCGGGCGCGGTGGGGGCTCCCGCCGCTGTCCTGACGAATGGGAAAACTTCCGCTGTTACGATGTCCACGGGGGCGGCTTTTTACTTCATCTGCGTGAATGGGGTGGATGATCTTGTTCGCTACGATGGTTCGACTTGGACCACGGTCGCCACCTTTGGTTCCGTCAACACCGAAGACCTGTCCTACGTCGAAGTCTACCGACAGCGGCTCTTTTTCGCTATCAAAAACTCCCTCCGTATTGCCTACCTCCCCATCAACAGCATCAGCGGCTCCGCTGTGACGTATGACATGGGGGCGATTTTCCGCCAGGGCGGGGAAATCATCGCAATGGGGACTTGGACCCTAGACGGGGGCGCAGGGCCGGAGGACCAACTCGCAGTGGTTAGCTCGAAGGGAGAAATTGCCGTCTTCGCCGGTTCCGACCCGACTTCCCCCGCTTCGTGGGGTTTGAGGGGGGTTTATTTCATTGGGAAGCCCCTGGGCGAGAGGCCCCTTTACAAATACGGCGGGGATCTTCTCTTCATCAGTGAAAATGGGCTCTATCCCCTCAGTGCGGCGGTGCAGTCCTCGTCCATCGACCGGGTTCGCGCGGTGACGGAGGAAATTCGCCAATACTTCAACGACAGTGCTCGGGACTTCGGCTCGTTTGAAGGTTGGCAAGTTTTTGCCATGCCCGACATTCCCCTTCTTTTGGTAAACATCCCCTCCGAACCCAACCGGCGGCAGGTGATTATGCACGCACAAACGGGTGCGTGGGGGGTGTTGAAGGGCTGGAACGCCTATGCCTTTGCACGGGTTAACACAACTGTCTATTTCTCCTCTTCGGACACCGTTTGGCGGATTGGGGGAGCTGCGGATAATGGGGCGAATATCACCTCCACCCTTATCCAAGCCCATACGGACTTCGGCTACCCCCTCGCCAAACAAGTAACGATGGTCCGCCCGTTCTTTGTGACGGAGGGGAATTTCAACTACACGCTGGGGGTGACGGATGATTTCCGCACCCTAGCAGCTTCGACCGCGCTGGCGAAAACGGATCTAGCCGGGACTAGTTTGTGGGGCTCTGGTGTTTGGGGCACGGCCGTTTGGGGTGGCACTTCAACCCCCCTCCAAGAATGGCAAACGATCCCTGACAAGTTTTCCGTCTTCAAAGCTTTCTACATGCAACTAACTAGCCGAGTCGCCAGCGTGCAGTATCAAGGCGTGCAACTGCAATATCTCGCCGGGGCAAACCCCCTCGACTGAGGCTTGACAACAGCCCTTTGGGCTGGTATGCTCCCCCCATTCCCTCGGGGCCTCACCCGGAGGGGTAATTTCCAGGCGACAGCACTTCCGCTTGATGTTTACCCCTTTGAGGTATGAATGACTCTAGAAGAACAGATTAGGCAACGATGGGGACAGTACGGCAACTGGCAATCTGCCGACCAGAACCAGGCGGCGGATCTGGCTCGTCTGTTTGAGGCCAACGGCATCACCGACCTGTCGAAGCTGCAATTCAAGAAGCGCGAGTACGAACGTCCTGCACAAGAGTGGGAGACCGAGGCCGGCATCCAACGGACGGAAGGTGACAAGCGCACCACGTTCGATGTC